CATCCGGGAAGGTGCAGCAGTACGCATCAAACGCCTTCCAGACCGCCGGTATGTCTGGCAACGAGTACATGAACCTCGTGACCAGCTTTTCCGCGAGCCTGATTAACTCCCTCGGCGGTGATACCAACCTTGCCGCCGACGTAGCGAATCAGGCCATCACGGACATGGCCGACAACGCGAACAAGATGGGCACCGACCTTGGGACCATCCAGAACGCCTATCAGGGTTTTGCCAAGCAGAACTACGATATGCTGGACAACCTGAAGCTCGGCTACGGCGGCACAAAGACCGAGATGGAGCGACTGCTGGCAGACGCCGGCAAGCTCGCTGGAACCACGTTTGACATCAACTCCTTTGCCGATGTGACCGAGGCCATCCACGTCATCCAGACGGAGATGGGCATTACCGGCACCACGGCGAAGGAGGCCGCTGAGACCATCAGCGGTTCGTGGGCCAGCACGAAGGCGGCCATGCAGAACCTGTTCGCCGGCCTCGGCAACGAGAACGCCGACATCGGCAAGCTGGTGAACGACGTCACAAAGAACTTCAGTAACGTGGTGAAGAACGTCACCCCGATTGTTGAGAACCTCGCGTCTGCGCTGCCGGAGGCGCTGGGTCAGGCCATCCCCGCCATCAGCGGGCTGTTGCCGCCCATCCTCGAAGCGGTGGCGGGTATCTTTGACGAGGTGCTGAGTTCTATCATCGGGCTGCTGCCGGAGCTGGCTCCGGTGGCTGTAAACGCCGTGCTGATGATAGCGCAAACCCTTGTCGAGAACGTGCCGGTCATCGCAGACGCGGCTATCCAGTTGGTCAACACCTTGATTACGTCGGTGGGCCAGATGCTCCCAACGCTCATCCCGGAGTTCGTGAACGCCATCGTGTCGGTGGCGACTTCGCTCATCGACAACATCCCGATGCTGATTGACGCAGGGATGCAGCTCCTGAGCGGGTTGGCAGAGGGCATTATGACCGCTCTGCCGCAGCTCATCGAGCAGTTGCCCCTCATCATCGACGGCATCATCGCGGCGCTGACGGAGGGTCTACCGCTGATTCTGGAACAGGGCGCGACTATCATTATGAACCTCGTGCAAGGCGTCGTAGATACGGTGCCGCTGCTGCTTGAACAGCTCCCGGTCATCATCGAATCGCTCATCACGTTCTTCACGGAGAATATGCCGCTCATCTTGGAGCAGGGCATCCAGATCCTGACGAACTTGGCGATGGGAATTGTTCAGGCTATCCCAGCTCTGCTGGAACAGCTACCGGCCATCATCACGTCGATTGCAGACACGCTGGTAGCGAATATGCCTACGATTCTTCAAACCGGCGTCCAGCTCCTGCTACAGCTCGCAAGCGGTATCATTCAAGCCATCCCGCAGCTCGTGGCGCAGTTGCCGCAAATCATCTCGGCAATCGTGAGCGGCATCGGGGCGCTGATGAGCGGTATCGTCAACGTGGGCAAGAGCATCGTGCAAGGTATCTGGCAAGGTATCTCGTCCATGATTGGCTGGATAACGGATAAGGTCAAAGGCTTCTTCAGCGGCATCGTTAATGGCGTGAAGGGCTTGCTGGGCATCCACAGTCCGTCCACCGTATTCTCCGACCAAGTAGGTAAGAACATGGCCCTCGGTGTTGGCGAGGGCTTTGAGAAGACGATGGGCGGCGTCAAGAAGGGCATCGAGGGTGCTATGCCCACCGAGTTCAACTTGCCGTCTGTCAACGCGCCGAAGGTGGATGACGTCACTTATGGCGTCAACCCCGTGGTCAACGGCTTCGACCCGGCGGCTGTCAATGGACAGGTCGCACAGGTCATCATGGTCAGCCCTGAGCTGCTGCGGCTGCTGGCCGACGGCGTGGGCGTCACCCAAGTCACCGGCCCCGAGCAGCCCGCCCCTGCGGGCGACGAGGGCGGCTCTGGTGATAGGCCGCAGCCGGTTGACATCGACACTGGCGACCCGGACTTCCCCACGGACGGCGGCTCTCCCGCGCCGGCCTTTGCGCCGGCCATCACGGTCAACGTGTACGGCGAAGTCTCCGAGGAAACCGTGGACAATATGCGCGATTCTCTGCGCGATACCGTCCGTGAGCTGTACGACGAGTTCCGCGAGGAGGAGTTGCAGCAGATGTCCCTGAAGAACCAGTATTCCTTCTAAGGAGGTGTCGAAATGGCTTATACGCTCACCGGGCGAAAGGGCGGAACGGTCCGTTTCGTGCCTTTTGAAAACGGCGTGGTCGAGAAAGAGAGCGAGAGCTACAGCAGCTCCGTGACCTCCAACCCGGTGGAGGATGGGGCTGACATCAACGACCACGTGAACAACGCTGCGGGCCAACTTACGATTTCAGGCACCATCGTGGGCGGTGACAGCGCCATCAACGCACTGAAGGCCATGCGGGAATCCCGTGACATCATCACGTACACCGGCGTGACCCGCATGGCGAACCTCGTGTTCACCAGCCTGAAGTTTGACCGCAGCTACAAGAACCGAAACGGCGCGTCCTTCTCGGCCACGCTGAAACAGGTAAAGCTGGTATCGTCTGAGTTTGTGCCGATGGATTCCGAAGTCCTGATGTCCAGTCAGGACGCCGGCAAGACGGACAACCAGCAGTTGGCGAAAACCGCCAGCATGGGAATGACCACCGCCTCCCTGCAATCGGTCAGCTCTGCAAGCGCGGAGCGTTACAGGGAGGCATACGACACGCCGAGCAGCTCTGCCCCGCTGACGCGGAGCACGGGCGGCTACGACGGTCTGGCAGCAGGATAAGGAGATGATGGAGTATGGCGCTGCAACTGATTGACCTGAACGAAGACGTTGAGTACATCGACATCGACGTGTCGAAGGTGCCGTACTCTTTTTCTATCAAGCTGACGGATAAGACGTACACGTTCACCGTCAAGTACAACGAGGTCGGGAAGTTCTTCACCGTTGACCTTCTCGACCTCAACGGTGACGTGCTTGTGTTCGGAGAAATCATCCGGTATGGCAGGGCGCTGTTCAACGTCGTGGAAGACGAGCGGTTCCCGCTGCCGGTCATCATACCCGTCTGCATTACCGGCGAGGAGATTTCCGAGGTGACGCCTGAGAACTTCGGCAAGGAAGTAAAGCTCTACCTCTACGAAAGGCGGGTGGAGTGAGATGGCGTTCTGGATTCGGGAGGCCACGCTGGTCATCGGGAACAAGAAGTACACCCTCGGCGAGCTGGACTTCAAGTTCAGCATCCCGTTTGATGACAGCGATGAGCCGCCGGTGGCGACGGTGACGGTGACGAACCTCTCCGCGAACACACGCGCCAACATCAAGAAGAATGACCCGGTTATCCTGAACGCCGGGTACGAGGGCGATGTTGGCTGCATTTTGATTGGAAAAGTGGTCGGCTTGAAGCACAAGCAGTCCAACACGGACTGGACCTCCACGCTGACCGTCCAGCCCTGCGCCGACGAGATTCTCGGCAAGCTCATCAACAAGACCTACGTGCAGAACTCCAAGGCGTCAGCCATCGTGAAAGACCTGCTGAACATCTTCGGCGTCGAGGTCTCGAAATGCGAGCTGACCACCGATGTGAGCTATCCGCGTGGCCGGGTCTGCCGGGGCAATCTGAAGCAGGTGCTGACGGAGATCGTGGTGAACGAGTGCAAGAGCCGCTTTATCATACGGACTACCGGGCAAATCTACATTACCAAGGCCAATGACGGCATCGACAACGGCCTGACGCTCACACCGGCCAACGGGCTGCTACGGGCCGATGAGGAGAAAGTGCAGATTCCCGTGGAGACCGACCTGAACTCTCAGACCACAGGCGAGGACCGGGATGAGGACACCATCTCCCGTTCCTGTCTGCTCAATTACCGGGTGGCTACCGCAGAGGTCATCAAAATCCAGTCGGCTGACCTGAATGGCCGCTTTATTGTCGTGGAAGGCAAGCACAGCGGCGGCAGGACCAGCGACTGGGAGACCTCGATGGAGCTGAGGCCGTATTAGGAGGTGAGCCGATGCCGAATGTAAAGCCCTATAACTACCAGCAAATCCACGACCGGCGGCTGGCTGAATCCATCTGCGTGGCGGCAGTCGTGTCGGTCACGGCGTTCGACCCCGCCAAGATGACGGTTGACGTCCAGCCCCTGTCCAAGCACTTGCAGAACGGCAAGTATGAGAGCCAGCCGCCCATCCTGAGCATCCCCGTCGCTTGCACCCGCAGCGGCGGGTTCATCATTCGCCCGTGGATTAAGGCGGGCGATGTGGGCGTGGTGCTCTACCTCGACCACGACATGGACAGCACTGTGAGTGGCGCGAAGGAGGCCCAGCCGCTCACCGAACGCAACCACGCCACAACCGACGCGGTGTTTGTCGGTGGCATCGTGGCGGGCGGCTACACGGTGCAGGG